AGGTAGCCGGACAGGTCGCAGACAAGACCAGAGGCATCAGCACAGCCGGAGCAGGTGTAGTAGCCGGGATGGTGGCAATGGCGTCCAAATCGGCAAGCACAGCAGATGACCTTGCTACGCTCGCAAATCAGACAGGCTTTACCGTTGAAGAGCTTCAGAAGATGCAGTACGCATCATCGTTTATTGATGTCAGCATGGAGTCAATGACAGGCTCTGTCACCAAGCTGACCAAAAACATGGCTAGTGGCTCTGATGTTTTTGAAAAACTTCATGTATCCATCAAAGACGAGAATGACCAAATGCGTGACGCAACAGATGTCTGGTACGATTCCATTGAGGCTCTTTCACAGGTCACAAATGAGACCGAGCGTGACCAGTTGAGCATGGAGCTTTTCGGCAAATCAGCCATGGAGCTTGCAGGTATCGTAGACGATGGCGGTGCGTCTCTTAAAGCATACGGAGACGAGGCGCAAAACACTGGACTGATTATGTCCGGGGAAGCTGTAGCAGGTGCGGTAGCTTTCAACGATCAAATGGACAGGCTGAAAAACACCACACAGCAAGCGTTTTTCACTCTTGGTGCTACTCTTGCTGAAACGCTTGTACCTGCAATGACAGCAATTGTAGAGAAAATCACACAGCTCCTGTCATGGTTTGGACAGCTTGACGGAGGCATACAAGTAATCATCATGGCGATAGCCGGAGTGATTGCAGTCATTTCTCCACTTGCGTCATTCCTGTCCAGTCTGATGACTATCATTTCGGTAGTCGGTACAGTGGTGGCAGGTGTGTCAGCAACGTTCCTCGGATGGGTAGCCGTAGGAGCAATTGTAGTAACTACGGTTATACTCATAATCAAATATTGGGACGAAATCAAAGCCAATGCGCTCCTCATGTGGGAAACGATTAAAGAAGCATTCAGCAACATAAAGGAAGCAATCAGCGACAGCTTCAACAGGGCAAAAGAAGCTACCATGAATGCATGGAACAACATCAAGAGCGCAGTCAGCAATGCCATAAATGGAGTTAAGTCAACCATCACAGGCGGTCTTAATTCAGCATATAGCACGGTCTCAAACATCTTTAACCGCATAAAATCAACCATACAGAATGTCATGAACACAGCAAAGAGCATAGTGACAGGAGCAATCAATGCGATCAAGAGTGTATTCAATTTCTCTTGGAGCTTGCCTCCGCTGAGACTGCCACATATCAGCGTGTCTGGTGGATTCAGCTTGAGACCTCTGCAAGTACCACATTTCAGCATTGACTGGTACAAAAAAGCCTATGACAATCCTATTCTGTTTAATTCTCCTACAGTTTTGCCGACAGTCAACGGACTCAAAGGATTCGGAGACGGCAACGGTGCGGAGATAGTCATGGGCGAGAGCTACCTGCGCAATCTTGTAGGCTCAGCCGGACAGACAAACACATTCAACATCTATGCACAGCCGGGAATGGATGCACAGGATATAGCGCATGAAGTTGAGAAAATTCTTGTACGGCAGAGCAACAGCAGAAAGGCGGTGTTCCAGTAATGAGACAGATTCTGACTATCAATGGGAGACCGCTGTCTGACTTCGGCACATACTATGACGGAGCTGAGTGGTGGCGCATCCCGGAAAGGGACATTGATACAATCACTGTTGCAGGTAGAAGCGGTGACTTGATTATTGACAATAACCGCTTTAACAACATCAGCATTCCGTTTAATTGCTTTATCAAATCGAATTTCAGAGGCAATTACACAGCGTTAATCAATTACCTCATGTCTCTCCGAGGCTATCAGCGAATTGAGAGCAACGAACAGCCGGACGTTTACCGCATGGGAATTGTTCATGCAAGCATACAGCCGGAGATGCTCGCACAGAATCGTAAAGGCACGTTTGAAATTGAGATAGATTTTAAACCGCAGAAATGGCTGAAACAGGGCGAATCTGTAATAGACATTGAATCATCCACAACGCTTTATAATCCTTCTCGGATGGCTTCTAAACCGCTGATTATGGTCACTGGCACAGGCACAATCACAGTCAACGGTGAGCCAATGGAGCTGACAGCGAATACTGGCAAGACCTTCATTGACGCAGAAACACAAGACTGCTATGAAGGCACGATAAACCGCAATGGCAATCTGATTCTGACTGGTGAGGACATACCAAGCCTCACATCCGGAGAGAATAGCATCACATACACAGGCTTCACGGCTGTGCAGATAATACCAAGGTGGTGGCAGTTATGATACCAATTCTTCTGGACGATACAAAGAGTCTCACGGCTTTACTGGCTGACCACAGCAATGGTCTCGGCAGATTAAACGCAATCACCTGCACGGTGGAGGAAGAGCGTAACGGACTGTATGAAATGACCATGACGCTCTCCATTGACGATAAGCACTACAGTGACCTGCACACAGGCTCAATCATCAGAGTAAAAGCTGGAGAGAGCGCAGGCTTGCAGATGTTCCGAGTATACCGCATTTCTAAGCCTCTGAACGGCATTGTGACGGTAGACGCTCGCCACATCACTTATGACCTTGCCAAAGCTCCTGTGCTTCCATTCAGCTCCACAGGAGCAAATGCAAGCATGCATGCTCTTGTGTCTCATCTCGGAGATACATACGAATTCTACGCAGAATCAGACATAGTCAGCACAAGCACATTCTCTTTGGACATACCTAGAGCTTTCCGAGAATGTCTCGGAGGCTACCAGGGAAGCATTCTGGACGTGTTCGGAGGAGAATACGAGTGGGACAATCTGACTGTTAAGCTTCATGCACACAGAGGCTCTGACAACGGCTACGCGATCAAATACGGCAAGAATCTCACCGATTTACAGCAAGAAGAGAACATTGAGAGCGTCTACAATGCTGTGCTTGGCTATTGCACACGGAATGACGAGACCACCACAGGCACGGTCATCAAAGCCACAGCATGCACAGCTCCGAAAGTCAAAATTGTTGATTTTTCATCTGAATTTGATGACAACAACACACCGACTGTGGCGAAGCTTAACGCACTGGCACGGTCATACATTGACCGCAACAACATTGGAGTACCGCATGTCAATTTAAAGATTTCCTTTGTTGGACTGTGGGAAACCGATGAATATAAGGATGTCGCTGTTCTGGAGCGTGTAAACCTCTGTGACACAGTACATGTACAGTTTGAAAAGCTCGGTGTTGACGCTACAGCCAAAGTCATTGCCACAACGTACGATGTCATAAATGAGCGGTACACAGAGCTTCAGCTTGGCGATGCACAGACAAGCCTCAACGATCTAATCCGGGAAACAGCCACATCTGCTGTTGAACAGGATGACGCAAAAGACTTTCTGAGCAACTACATTCAGAGCTTTACGGACATCATCACCAACAGTCTCGGACTGTTTACAAGCCGTGTCCAGAAAGAGAACGGAGGCTTTCAGTACTATCTGCACAACAGACCAGTGCTGTCTGAGTCACAGTACCAGTGGACTATCAACGCAGGTGGATTCGCACTGTCAACTGACTATGGTCAGACATGGACAGCAGGTATAGACTCACAGGGTAATGCTGTGTTTAATTCGCTTTCAGCAAACATCATACGAGCAATGGAGATGTATGGTGCAACTATCGTCTTCGGTGCAAACAAAACCGTAACAGCAAGCTCGCTTGCTAATGGTGTGCAGTTCAAAGGCGCAGGTAGCATTTATAACTACACGCTCGGGCAGTGGATGGGAGTCAACTACCAAGACGCAAACTATACTGTCACGGCTAATCAGATTTCACTGACAACCAATGATGACCGCAACACAGCACAGATGTTCAATTTTGACGCAAACGGAGCTAGCGCAAACTACGTGAATCTAAACTGCGACAAATCAACAGGAAACACACAGCTCACAATCAGCAACACAGGTCAGAACACATTAACATTTAACCACTCCGATACAGCCAACTATGCGACATTGACCAACAGAAATGTTGCAAATAATGCAAACGCAAACAGCATCTCATTAGCCTCTGGAGCATCAAATTATACATTGATCCAAAACGGAGCGAATGACGGCTATCTTGCCAACAGAATACAGCTCATGCAAGAAAGCACTGGCAATACTGCGGACTTTAACAACTACGGAGAAGATGGTCAGCTTGCCAACAGAATACAGCTCATGCAAGAAAGCACTGGCAATACTGTGGACTTTAACAACTACGGAGAAGATGGTCAGCTTGCCAATAAGCTTGGCATGACACACAATGCAAGCGGAAACTCTATCGGGCTGTATAACTATGATTCTAGCGGTCAGATTCTCGGTAACTGCAACGTAACAAACGGCGAATTCCAAGCAGGTTATGGAGACACATCCTATTTGCACATCAACGATAACGGCTATTGGTACGTTAAAATTGCCGGAGATGGCGCATATAAAACAGGTTGGATTGACATAAAAGATGGGGATGGAGTTTATCATAAACTCTTAGGACTTGTGCAATGATTAAAGTCAATATTATTCCAAAGACCGCTGTGACCATGCTGACATGCTCACAGGGAGACACCACACTCCGCAAATGGTCACTGTCCATGTACAACGGCAGTCAGCCTTGGCAGATTGATTTCGACGCAGTCAATCTCATCTGTAGCAACGGTGCGACTGTTCCCGGAACAATAGACGGCACTACAGTGGTGGTTGACGCTACTGCGGAGCTGACAGCCAAAGCAGGTGCTTATGCATGCATGCTTGAATTTACCAAGGATACTCAAATACTGCACTCGCAGACATTCATGCTGATAGTGGAGGCTTTATGATTACTCAAACATATTCACTTGATCTAATTCCGAATTTCGCACCGCTTGTAGTGCATGTAAGTCAGTACGATGTTGGAAGCCGTACGCTTGTGTTTAATCTGACCAAGAGCGGTGTAGCTTACGTTGGAAGCGCAACAGGTGCAACGATTAAAGGAACAAAGCCAGACGGCACTGGTTTCATGTACTCAATGACTCTGGACGGCTCTACAGCCTCCATTGTGGTCACGGAGCAAATGACTGCAGTAGCCGGGATGACCACATGCGAAGTGGTTTTGACTGACGGCACAGCGGTTCTCGGCAGTGCCAATTTCACTCTGTTCGTTGAACACACTGCACTGGACTCTGAGACGGTCATTTCAGATACGGATATTCCAATCTTTGAGGAGCTGACCAGACAGGCACAGGAATACGCACAGCAAGCGAGAGAGAGTGCTGAGAGCATCGATGTCTCTGCGCTTGAGGCTGAGATAGCTTCTAAAGCTCCTTCGGTCTCTCCAACGCTTAAATTCGCCATCATGGCGAGCGTAGACGGCAATTCTAATCCGCATGCAGAGTTTAGGACAATGGGAAGCTCTCCAAGCAAAAGCGTAGGATTTGCGGTCTACGATGAAAACGGCAACGGGACATACTACGATCTGATTAAAGGAGACGGCACACGCTATTTTGCAACCGTGCCGGAATTGGCTCTAAAAGCTCCGTTAGACTCACCTGCGCTGACAGGCACACCGACATCAACCACAACAGCAAAAGCGAATAACAGCACACGAATAGCCACAACAGCATATGTTAAAAGCAATCTGGCAGACTATGCACCGCTTGACTCACCTGCGCTGACAGGCACACCGACAGCACCGACTGCGTCTGTAGGCACAGCCACAACACAGGTTGCATCGACTGAATTTGTAGCAAACGAGCTTGCCAATGCACTGTATTACAAGAGCGGTGACACGTTTAGCACCATATCACTCATCAACGCAGATGGAATGATTACATACGGAAATAGAAATTTGTTTTTTACCCTTTCTGTTGATAAATCAATGAGTAACATCAGCTCAATCACTGTCACAGCTTGCAACGGCAGTGTGCGAGGCATTGGAGGCTATATCAACAACGCTGACAACAATAACTATAACTGGCTTGCAAACGCTACAGTAACAGCCACAAAAGCAAGCGATAGATTGGTCAGAATTACCTGCTCAAGCTCAACAGCGTTTACGAATGCCACAGTCAATACTCCGACTACATTCTACGGAACAGTCACGCTGACATTCGCATGACACCAGATGATTTTATTGAGCAGTACTACGGCAAAGCCACTGACCATGACGGTGCTTATGGAGTGCAGTGCGTAGACCTCTTCCGTGTATTTTGCGAGTGGGCAGGCATCCATGCATATCCGACTGGAACAGGATGGGCAGATGGCTATTGGATAAACCGATACAATCAGCCGGAGAGCTACAATAACTTTGATTTCATTGCTGATGCCGGACAGCTCCAAAAAGGTGACTGGTGTTTCTGGAGGCAAGGAAGCTCATGCCCAAGCTCGCATGTGGCTATGTTTGTTGAGTACAACGGAGACGGCACAGCCAAGTTTTTCGGACAGAATCAAGGCGGTGACCGAAGCGCATGCATAGTCAACATACCGCTAGACATCTGCGGAGCGTTTCGGTGGAAAGGATGGGGAAAGAGCATGACAGTGTATACACAGGCAACGGTGCTTGTTAATAATCTCAACATCCGGGAAGCACCGACTCTAAGCGGAGCAATCAAAAAACAGGCTATGAGAGGCGAGACATACGATGTGTATGGATTCGTGCAGAGAGATGGCTACATGTGGCTACAGCTCCAAGATGGATGGATGGCATGCACCGAGGAGTGGGTACAGCTTTCAGACAACGGCACAGACGATCTAGAGAAGAAGATTGACGGTCTGCTGTACATTATCGGCAAAGCGTCCAGAGAGCTTGAGACGGCTCTGAAAACGCTGAGAGGAGAGTAACATGAAGCTCAAAAACGAAACATACGATTTACTCAAACGAATCTGCACAGTGTGGCTACCTGCATTGGCTACACTGGTCATCGCTCTCGGCAAGATTTGGGGATGGGAGCATGCGAGCATGGTGAGCGCAACAATCACGGCTGTGGCAACATGCCTCGGCACAATCCTAAACGTAAGCTCAAGCAACTACTGGAATGGATTAGGATAATGGACATCAATATATCTGTTGCTTACCTGCTCTGGATTATCGGAGGCATAACGGCTGTCATAGGCTTTGGAAAGATGGCATTGAAGCCATTCCGGGAAATTGATGACCATGAACGGAGAATCACCAAACTGGAGAAAACACGCATGGAGCGAGCTGAAACAGACAGACTGATACTCAAGTGTCTGAATGCTCTCATCAATCACAGCATTGACGGAAACGATGTAGACGATCTAAAAGCCGTGAGAGACGAGATGCAAAATACGATTATCGAACACCATAAATAAGGAAGAGAGGCTAGATGCCTCTTTTTTTATTGTTTGTGTAAATACCTAAAGAAAGTAGTTGACGGATACTTCAGAAGGTGTATAATGGAATCATCAAGGGAGGTCATTGAGGATGACAAACACAGAAAAGCTCGTAAAGGCACAGGAAAAGCTCACAAAGAAAGAAGCACTGCTTAAGAAGTATATTGTGAAGGCAGAAAAAATCACAGCTCAGATTGAGGCTAAAGGTTGGTCAGTCTCCGCAGGTAAGTATCAGAAGCATGATGCTGATGGATATATGAGAACTGATGAAGCAAGAGAGTGCTATTTCACTTTCTGCGATCTGGAAGAAGCTGAGGAGCGCATTGAGGCTACACGGGATGCAATCGAAGAGCAGAAACGCATCATTGAAAAATGGCAGAGTGCTGTTGAAGCTGAAAAGGCTAAAGCAAAGAGAATCGCATTTGAATACCCGAAGGAATTCAATGAATTCCGTGACAATCTGGTCAACGCTTGGACAAAGCAGGACCTCAACAGAAAAGCGAAGCTCCTCAAGGCTCATGAAGAGATGGAGTACAAAGCCTTCTATCAGAAATTCGGACGCACAGCTTACAACATCATGCACTCCACTGAGGAAGACTTCAGAAAGGCAAACGAGAGAAGCGCAGACGCACTAATCCTTAATCTCTGGAACAGAGTGAAGGAAAAGACTGGAACACCGACAGCCTACAATCTGTATCTGGAAAATGGCAACGAGTGGGAAGGTGTAGTGCTCAACGGCACAGTCAAAGGCACAGACGGAATCGCAAGAGTAGAGAGCATCTACGCAGGTGGCTACAACATTCAAAAATTCCACATCCGCACACTGGTCAAGTAAAGCACGAAAGGTCAGCCTCCCACCAAAAGCGGAGGCTCAAAGAAAAGGAGAAATGATATGGAAATCACAGCAAAGCAGTACACACAGGCTCTCAAGAAATACAACGAAATCATGAATGACCTCGGATATGAACACAACATGATAGGCGATGTTCTTTCCGAAGGCACAGCCAACTGGAATCTTCGGGACATGGTAGCTGAGTGCGATTACACTCTGTCAACGTACTATGAGTACGGTCACTACAATGGTGAGATGCGTTTCTCCGATGACGCTGACGAAAGAAGACTGTGGGCATCTCAAGTAGGAAAGCTCAAGCGCTTCATTGCTCACTGGTCTCCGTACATCGAAGACATGGTGTGCGCAGAAGGTCACTGCTCACAGTATGACAATGAGCAGACACAGCCGGAGGAGGAGTACACAGGCAAGCACTACGTTGGCGAAATCGTCAGCCACAAGGGCGGAGACATGGAGCATGAATGCATCGTCACAGCAGTGTGGTGCGTAGATGGCAAGAACGGCATCAGCATCAAGCCAACAGGCAACTACGGCTTTGAAGTAGACCTCTACGAGGAACAGCTCTAGATCAAAAACGGTTAGCCAGTCACCGAAAGCACTGGCACACAGGAGGAGAAGAAAATGGAGAAGTACTACAGAGTCAGATTCTACACACAGCAGAACAACGAGCGCACGCATTATGTTGTTGATGTCTTCGCCAAGACAAAGGCAGAGGCTCTCACAATTGCCCGGAATGACTGGAGCAACGATGCACGCAGATTCGGCATCACAGCAGAAGCAGTAGCAGACGGTGACAGCATCTACGGCGGTCTCACAAAGCTGAGAGGAGAAAAAGAATGAAACAGTACAGAGTAAAGCCGGAATTTGAGGAGCTGTGGGGAACATCCACAGACACAGTCATCAGCGAGGAGGAAGTGAAGCGTCTCGCAAAGGAATGGGACAAGCCGGAGGAAGAGCTGAAGGAACAGCTTGAGGAGGTAGAAATGAGATTGCCATGGAACACCACAGCAGACAGGCTGAGATTCGTCCAGAGCAAGCTCGGACTCAATCAGAGAGAGCTGAGCGTCTATGCAGGTGTATCAACTAGAATCGTCAACCAGTGGATAAACGGCACGCACAAGTGTTCAGAATTCGTGTGTGAGCTGATTGAGCGTGTAGCCGAGACCGATGCCAAAGCACTGGAAGCAGATGGGCCGACAAGCAAGATGCTGAGGTGGGCAGTGATTGACGATAGAGGCAGTGACGTATTCATCACCTACCATGGATGTAAAGCGGACGCTCTCCGTGATGCTGAGAAGCAGTGGAGCAGACTGACCAAGTACGAAAAGGAGCGTGACTGCAAGAGCTTCTCGGTGGCTCTGATAAGCTGTGCATTGATCCAGAGACGCAGAGGAAGTCAGCCGTTTGACCAGTGGTGCGGAGCTGATGGTTGGTGTGATGCTGATGTGTACGATACAGCGAAGCAGTACAAATGAAAAAGGAGCTAACAAGCTCCTTTTCTTATTTCCGTGACGATTCCAAACTGTGTTCGTTCACGTACACACTGGCAGACCGATGCGGTCGCTTGGCGAACACTTTCTGTGTATTCCAAAGTAACCGCATCCTGTTGCGTAAATTGCATATGAATCACGCACGTTCCATCATCGTACAAATAGACGCTGTTGAGGAACGTGTCTATCAGAGCCTCTGTGTATCTCTCGTCTTCAATCTCTCCATCACGGAGCGCATACAAAAGCTCCAAGACCTCCTCACGGCTCAAATTAGGCTGTTTGAGACGCATTTCTGCTATGGCTTGGTCAATCTGCCATGCAAGCTCTTCAAGCTCTAAAACAGCCTGTTTCGTTGTCTTGGTGATGATGCCTTCCTCAATTGCTCTGCGCATGTTGCTGAGCTTGCGGTCTGTCTCTTTTTTTCTGCGCTCTAGATCGTCTAGCTCGCTGTGGTCAGCCTGTTGCTCCATGCACAGGTCCGCTATCTCGTTGATGTATTCATCATCATGCACTCGCTTGTACAGCTCCTCAATTATGAGCGTCTCAATGGCATCTTTCCGCACTCGCTTTTTGGCGCATGCATGTGCTTTTCTTTGCACACAGGTGTAGTAGTAGTAGGTCTCCTTGTTTTTGCTCCTTGCCGACTCACCAGTCATGGCACTCCCACAGTGACCGCAGAAGAGCTTGCCTGTCAGCAAAAACCGCACTGCCTTTGCCTTGGGAGCGTGTGCCTTGTGTTTCATTCTGCTCTGGACACGCTCAAACTGGTCACGGCTGATGATAGCCGGGATGATGCCTTCCTCCCGGATGTCAGCAAAATGGTAGACTCCTACATATTTCTCATTGTGTAGGATGCGTCCAAGACTGCTCTTGTTGAACAGATTGCCCATACTGGTGCGGTAGCCGTCTGCGTTTAGATCACGGCATATATCAGCCATAGGCTTTCCGCTGTCATACTCTGCAAATATCCTGCGCACTACTGGCGCTGTCTCCTCGTCAATCTCATACGTTCCGTCTGAGGCGGTTTTCAGACCTAACAAGCGCACTCCGAGAGTCTTGTGCTGTAATGCACTGTCTAGATTGCCTCGCTTCACATTCTCGCTTAAATTGGCACTGTAGTACTCAGCAAATCCTTCCATCACTGACTCCATGATGATTCCTTGCGCTCCATCCGGGATAGCTTCCATAGCGTACAGCACACGCACACCATTGAGCTTCAGCTTTCTCTTGTACAGAGCTGAGTCATACCGATTGCGTGCGAAGCGGTCTGTCTTCCAACAGATGACCGCATCAAATTGTTTTTTGGCTGAGTCAGCAATCATCTTCTGAAATGCCGGACGCTTGTCAGTGCGTCCAGTCATGGCACGGTCTTCGTACGTTCTCAGCACTTCATAACCGAGCTTCTGAGCGTATTTCCGGCATTCCCGTACTTGTCCTTCAATACTCTCCTCTCGTTGACTGGACGAGCTAAAACGAGCGTATATTACGGCTTTCATATGTCTAACCGCCTCACTTCCTCGGTGACCTCCCGGAGAAGCTCCAAGTAATCAACTCCAAGGAATGCGCAGTACTCGTCCAGAGTGTCTATAGCCGGAGAGACCTTGCCCAATTCATAAGCGGAGATAGTGGTTTTGGCAAGACCGAGATGGTCTGCGATTCTTTGCTGAGATACTCGTCTGATGACACGCTCCTTGCGCATGGCATCACCTAAGATTTGCCTCCTTTTTTTGCGGTTCATAGTGTTTCTCCTTTTCCAATCATATTATACATTGTGCAATCTCGCTTGTGCAATGACAGTGTAATTTCACCATTGACACAGCACCAAAATGGTGCAATGATGGTGTACAAAGGAGCAAGGAGGTGAACAGATGGAAAACATTAAGCTGAACGTAGCTACGCTGTGTGCGTTTATGAGCATGTCAACCGAAGAACTGGCAGAGACATGTGGCATCAACAAGATGCATCTCATCAACGTGAGACAGGGCAGAGCAACAATGACCGCAGATGATGTTGTTGCCTTGGCAAAAGGCACAGGCATTCCTGTTGACAACATCGAAACAGCCAAGGAAAGGCAGTAATTTTTTTGGGCAATGTGTAGCATGAGAATGCACAAAAGGAGGAAATTATGGACATTCCGAAAGCGTGCAAAATCCGGCTGTGCATGATCGTACTGGAGATTGCAAAAGAAAAGAGCGCAGAGACCTCGCAAGCCGTGCGCTCAGTGGCTACAGAAAGCCACACAAATTCTAGCAAAGAAAAGGAGAAATTGTGTGATGAAAAACATTGAAACAGCACTCACCTATGCGATGTGGATTGGACTCAGCGTATATGCATTCCTCGCATTCTTCAGATTCGTATGAACTATCTGAACATGCTCAGCGATGAGGAGCTGAAGAACATGGCAGACACGTTTGAGTATCTGCCTAACCAAGATTATGACGAGCGATGTGCGGAGGTAGAGCTTGCGTTAGAGCTGTTTGACATCTGCACAGATAGAGGAGTGGACGCAGAGAGACTCCTAAACGAATTCAAAGCGTTTGGCTTTGATCTAGAAAGGGACAGCTATGAAACATGCATGCAAAACGTCAGCCATGATTAGCCTGTTGGCTGAGCTTATCGCAAACGATGACACATACAGTGTCAAGATGCTTGCCAAAGATGTGGACGTAAGAAACGGTGGAACAATCTGCGGAGCATTCAGCATTCATCTCAAACAGCTTGCACCATACATTAAGCGGTACGGCTATGAGCTGATTAACACACTGGTGTTGGAAGTCGCAAAGAATCAGATAGAACTGGAAAAGGAGGAGAAGAACGATGACGGAGATAAAGACTATGAACCTCTATCAGAGATTGTCAGCTATTGAACAGGAAGCGGAAACAGTAGCAAAAAACTTCACAGTCGGTGTCGGCAAGTACTCATATAAAGCCGTTTCTGAGGCTGATGTAAAAAGAGTAATCAGACCGCTTGAGGCAAAGTATGGAGTAAAGAGCTTCCCGGTACATGCTGAGGAAATCGCCAACCAGATCGTGATGAACGGCGATAAAGCAAACTTCTGGCTGAGGCTGAAAGTCACGTACCGCTTTGTGAATGTTGACAATCCGTCAGAGTACATCGATATTCCGACATACGGTGATGGAATCGATGCCGGGGATAAGAGTCCCGGGAAGAGCCTTACATACTGCAATAAATATGGACTCCTCCAAATGTACCACCTCGTTACGGGTGACGATCCAGACAAGGACGCAAGCAAGGAGTACACGAACAATTGCACACAGGAGCAGATTGAGAAACTTCAGACGCTCTACTCGCCGGATGAGCTGAGTGAGATGCTTGGCAGATTGAAAAAAGAGAACATCAAATTACTGACAGCTCAACAGGCTCAGAAAATGATTGATTTCCGGGAGACGGTAGCACAGAAGGTTGAGTCATTCTGATGGATGAGCATAAAGTAACAGAAGCCTGTCACCGTATCGAAAGCCTCTACTATGAGACGCACGGAAAGTGTTATGTCAGCTTCTCTGGAGGCAAGGACAGCACAGTGCTGTTAGCTATCATCAAGCTTTGCGAGGAAGTGTACACCATTCCGACAGGAGCAATTCCGGCTGTGTTCTCCAACACAGGCATTGAGCTTGGTGTCACTGTGGATTTCGTCAGATGGGTAAAAGACAACTACTACAGCAATGTGCAGATAATTCGCCCGGATGTCTCGTTTGATTGGGTATTAAAAAACGAAGGCAAGCCGATGCTGTCCAAGTTGAAAAGCGAGTACCTCGGCAGATGGAAACACGGGAACAGGACGAGGAGCGTAATGCAGAATCTCATACAAGGCAAGACAAACAACGGCAAGAAGGCGCTCAAGTTAAAACTGGCTGACAAAGATATGCATATGATTCATGACGATTTCCCGATACAAGCATCAAAAAAATGCTGTTTATATCTCAAAAAGAAACCGTTTAAGAAGTACGCAAAGCAAGAAGGCATGCTCGGTCAGCTAACAGGCATACGAGCCGGAGAAGGCGGTGCAAGAGAATTAAACGCACATACACGGATGCTGAGCGGAAACACGCATATATGCACCACTGTCAACAAAGAAGGCTTTATCAATAAATCACCGCTGATTGATTGGACGGATGAAGATGTTGATGAGTTTGTTGCTGAGTACAACGTGCCACTATCAGACGCATACACAAAATATCACTTTCACAGGACAGGATGCATGGCTTGCCCATACTCCGCTAAGTGGCTTCCCGGCTATCTGCAATACTTACACGATCATGAGCCAAACCGCTACAAAGCCTCAATGCACTGGCTCAAAGATGTCTATATTGCTCAAAACGTAGTGCTTCCATTCGACGAAGCCTACGAGAGAGAGAGAGAGAACATGGCGAGAACTGTACGAGCCAATGAGACAGGAAATGCTCCGAAAGTACAGACCAAACTCAAAGCTCATCAAGGAAGGCGAGCAAATGGTGCTGTTCGATGAATAAAAGAAAGCCAAGCATCCTACAGGATGAGCGGTGTAGCTTCTTTAACGAAGACCGCACCACAGACCTCGTTTTGCATCACATATTCAACGGTGTAGCCTATCGCCGCAAATGTGATGAAGATGGCTTATGGATTTGGCTGAGTCCAGAGGTGCATGAGTACATTCACTCAACAGCCGAAGGTGGCGAGATTCTGCGCTATCTCAAGAGGCTCGGACAACAAGCCTATGAGAAGAATCACAGCCGTGAGGAATTCATGGAGAGATACGGAAAGAGTTATCTATGAATGTACTGGTAGCTTGCGAAGAATCACAGGAAGTGTGCAAAGCGTTTAGATCACTTGGACACAGGGCATTTAGCGCAGACCTGCAAGAGTGTTCTGGAGGTCACCCGGAGTGGCACATACAAGGCGATGTACTGCCGATAATCAACGGTGACTGTACGTTTATGACCGCTGACACACACACACACACAACGCGGACAGTGGGACATTCTTATAGCGCATCCTCCTTGCACGTATCTGACCGTCACCGGGAATCCATGGTTTAACATCAAAAAATATGGTGATAAAGCACGGCAGAGATACAGAGACCGGGATGAGGCATTTGAATTTTTCATGAAATTCATCAACGCAAAATGTAACCGCATTGCTGTGGAGAATCCTGTTGGTTATCCATGCACACATTACCGACATCCAGACCAAATCATACAGCCGTACTGGTTTGGCCATCATGCAAGAAAGGCAACATGCCTATGGCTGAAAAATCTGCCGAAGCTCAAGCCAACAGAAATAGTTGACATGGGATACATTGAACAAAATGGTCTCAGCCTCGGAGCAAGCGCACTGCATGCAGTTGACGAGAATGGGAAAATCCTGGCTTGGAACGATCCGAGGACAGCGAAGATACGGAGCAAGACCTTCCATGGAGTAGCCAAGGCAATGGCAGAACAGTGGACAGCAACATATCAATCACAGATGTCATTAGACATTTAGAAAGGGAAAAAACATGCTTTATAAAGACATGACACAGGAAGACAGAGTCATCGCATACATTCGTGAAACAGGAGGAGTCACCAATGCTGAGGCTTTCCGCAAGCTCAACATAGTGCGTCTCTCCGCAGTCATCCACAGCCTCAGAGAGAGAGGCTATGACATTGAGACCGAGATGGTCACCACCAAGAAAGGGAAGCGGTACGGCAGGTACATTCTCAATGATTAGAGATTCGTTTGTCTTCTATAGATCCTTTGCAGAAGCTCTGCATGAGCTTGATGCAGAGACCTATAAGAGCGCAATGGAGGCGATTCTTGGCTACGCTCTGGACGGCTCTGAGCCGGAGACAAACGGCATCGCTAGAGCCATGTTTCTGATGGCAAAGCCTCAAATTGACGCAAATAATCAGAGATTCATCAACGGCGCAAGGGGAGGAAGGAAACCGAAACCGAACCAAACAGAAACCAAAGCCGAACCAAAGCTAACCAAACCGAAACCAAACGTAACCAAAGCCGAACCAAACCATAACCAAACCATAACCGAAACCGAACCAAAGCTAACCGAAGGCGAACCTAATGTAAATGTAAATGTAAATGTAAATGTTAATGATAAAAAACATAAATACATATGCTCAAAATTCGGCGAATTTTGGAGCGAGTATCCGAGAAAGGTCGGCAAGGCAATGGCTGAGACAGCCTACAAAAAGAAGGCAGTCAATGCAGAGACGGAGCAAGCTATCTTAGATGGACTGCGCAGATACAATCAGCTCCAGTGGTCAAAATGGACTGGCGAGCAACGGCAATACATTCCATATCCGGCATCATGGCTGAATGCAGGTCGGTGGACAGATACCGTAGAGCAATCCGGGAAGAGCGTGCCGAAGTACATGACCGAGCCGATTGAGCCGGATACAGAAGCGCCACAGACTGACTTGGACGCTCTCAAGGAGCTGATGGACAAGCTATGAAATTGGAGCGGTGGATAGTAGACACGCTGTGCAAGTATGGCAACGTGTCTCTGCCTCCGCTGTTGGTAAAGCGGTACGGCATCAAGAATCTTGAGAACGAGCTGAGGATGCTCACAGGTGACTACACGATCTGCATAAGAGTCAGCACAGGGCAGGTCATGACCGAGGTGGACAACGAAACACACAAGAGGCATGAGACATTCTACATTGCCGAAACAGAAGAACGGAGGAAGAAGAATGGCATACAGAGGAGTTAATTTGGTCATAATGATGGGTAGGCTCGGCAAAGATGTTGAGCTGAAGAAGACACAGAACGGCAAATCATACTGCCGTTTCTCGGTGGCAGTGAACAACAACAATGACAGTGCAGACTGGTTTACTTGGACAGCTTGGAATGCACAAGCTGAATTTCTCGCACAGTACGCAAAGAAAGGATACGGCTTGTACCTGCAAGGATATGCCCGGATGGAGCAGTGGGACGAGGACGGCATTACAAAGCGTTTACAGACGCAAACGGTGGAGCGTGTAGAGATTGTCAGCCGGACACAGAACGCTTCTCAGAATGGCTCAGATGAAGTCACAGAGGCATTCCCGGATGACGGAGAGGAGGTGCTTCCATTTTGACACAGCAGTATTGGGAAAGTAAGCGTGCAGATTACACTCTGAGAATCGCCAATCTGGACGCACTGCGGAAGGAATCCGAGAGGCAGGGCAATCTGCTTCATGCCAAAGCGTGCGAGAAGAAAATGCATGAGCTTGAGGAAGCTCTGCACAAACTGGAGGAGGATGCCGAGAATGACGGACAAGGAAAAGATTGCTGAGCTTGAGGAGAAGCTGAAAAAAGCGGACGAGCTGAACAGTCAGCAATACACGCTCATTCTTCAGCTTAGCGAACAGCTCCGAGCATATGAGGTGCTGACAAAGGTAAAGCGGATATGACCGACAACAAAGCAGAGATGCAGTTACTCGCAGACGCTCTAAACAGCACAGGATCAATCGTGTATGACCGCATATGCAATGACTACACAGTCTGTCGCAGATTCTGGACATCGCTAAAGCTCGCATACGAAATTGGCAAGCTGACGGCAGAGAGCCGTAAAGAAGACTGGAGCGGTAAGAATCTGACGCACTGTGCAGACTGCGTGTACTGGACGGAGAGCAGAGTGGACACAGACAAGCATTACTGCCTGTGGAGCAAGATACGCACGGAGGCAAAAGATTATTGCTCATTTGCAAGGAAGAAACTGCAAAAGCCGGGAAAGGAGAAATGACATGGAGTATAGGAGATATTTCATAGTCGGCACAAATGCTGATAGCTTGTATGACTGCATGAATGGCACGGTAACAGGCGAATTGGTACGGTGCAAGGACTGCATTTATCGTGATGGGAATTGGTGCAAGCGTCACAGTGGCACTGACTTTGACCCGAATGATATTAGGATCAATTTGTCTGATTATTGCTCATCAGCTAAGAAGTGTCCGCAACATGGCAGATGGCTGTGGATGGACTATGGAGGAGTAGGGAATTATTATTGCTCAGCATGCCGAAAGATATGTATGTGCAATGGTGACTATGCCTACTGTCCGAACTGTGGAGCGAGGATGAAAAATGAGACTGATTGATGCGGATGCTCTGGATGCAGAGATGTATCACAAATCATTTGAAGTTGATGACGGCAGGAACGTATGGAACAGCGGACTGTGGATCAGATACAAGATATTCGAGGAAGCAATTAGAGATGCTCCAACAGTGGACGCTGTGTCAGTAAAGCACGGGAAGTGGTTGGACAGGAGTAAAGAAGGAGTGTTATATCCATTTTGGGAGAGATACACCTGTTCGGTATGCGGTAATCATGCTGACAATACTGATTACTGCCCTAACTGCGGAGCGAGGATGGATGATGAGACTGATTGACGCAGAAGCACTCAAGGCATACATAGATGCTCAGAAAGGGCGACCTTTTATCGGATGCACAGTAGGCGAAGCACTGAAGATAATGACCGATGAACAGCCGACCATAGACGCTGTACTAGTGACACGGTGCAAAGATTGTGTGCATGCATTTCCGGCTGACACACCTCGCACATGTACACGGAGTGAGATGCGAATAAAGGCATACGGATTCTGCGCATGGGCAACAAAACGGAGGAACACAGATGACAAATGACGAAGCTATTGAGCTACTGAGTCACCTGTTTATGTTGCGGACTCTGTCGGACATGGCAGACGATTACAATGAGGCTCTGTGCATGGCTATTGATGCACTCAGCAGAAAGAAAATGAGACAGCCGGACATATTGCATGATGAGGAAATCTATCTGTCTCCAGGAATGGTGTGGAACACAGACGAAAAGCAGATAGAGGAATTAGTCAGAGCGGAGCTGAGCGAGAGGATTGCACGGAAGTTGACAAAAGGCAAAGCAATCAAAAAACGATTGGACACAGTCAGCGGAATGTATGTGTACTCGTTTGGAAAGGAGGAACATGGAGACCACAATCAACAACGAAAAACATTACACACCGAAGCAAGCAAGTGAGCATTTCGGCTTGAGCTATGCAACGATCTATTCAGCGTGCAGAAACGGACGGCTCGCATGCCGGGAGATAAACGGCTCTTACATGATTGCCGAGACTGCAATGCTTGACTACATCAATCAGCGGAAAGCACGTATAACTGTTCCGGGATATTCTGATATGACCGTAGATGACCTCGCTGAGGAGCTTCTAAAGCGGATTCAGAATGCGTATGATAAAGGCTACGCTGACGGCAAGAAAGACGCTAAACAGGCTCTAAACGAGGCTATAAGAGGCATTAAATGAATGAGGCGGTACGGAGCTTCAAGTGTGACCTTGAAAACTATCCGCTGATAAAGCGACAGCTTGACGAGCGTAAACAGGAGCTGACGGAAATCATCTACAAGATGCAAGGAGTGCGAGCTGTCCAGATATCAAGCGAAGGCAAAGGAAACGGAACACCAGTAAACAGAGTAATACTGTACGGAGAGCGCAAAGACTTCATAGAGAAAGAGATTGTGCGACTGGTGGACAGGCTGAGCTACGTTGATGAAGTACTGGAGTACATGCGAGACATGGAGCGCAACGTATTGGACATGCACTACAGACAAGGCAAGAGCTATCAAGAAATCGCAGACGATCTAGGATACAGCATGTCTTGGCTCAAGAAAAAGGTAGACCGGGAGATAGCTGTATGTATTCGCACATACGAAAGAGTCTCGGACTCTATTGATACGGAAATATAATGTATTCGTAAAAAAGACGGTAACGGGGCATGCCGTCTTTTTTAGTGGTGACTGGCTGATTATCTTTCTCCTTTTCTTTGACATATTCCCTCAAGAGACATCTCCTGCGGTCGGTCACCACACCAAGAGGTATACATGCATGGACGAAGATGTGATTGACCTGTCTGACGAGCAGACATATAAAGAGACGATGCGCAAGCTAGACAAGGAATCAGTCTGTCCATGTGCGGAGTGTGTCAAGCGATTAACGTGTGAGACTCCGCACTACTGCATTGACTACAAGCGGTGGAGAAAGCTGTACATGCAGAGGCGGTACGGATGAAACCATGGGCAGAGCGGTTCTACAAAAGCAAAGCATGGCAACGTGTCCGAGAGCAAGCAATGCAGAGAGATGCACGGCTGTGTGTGGATTGCCTAAAGAAAAACAGGATCACACCTGCTGAGGAAGTACACCACATCGTAGAGCTTACGCAAGACAACATAAACAATCCGGCAATAGCACTCAATCTGGACAATCTTGTTTGTCTTTGCAGAGAATGCCACCAAGCAAGACACGGAGAGCAGACAGAGAAACGCTACACAGTGGACGAGCTTGGGAGAGTGAGCATATCCCCCTATTGAGCATTTTGGGGATACCCAAAGGAAGACCGTCGCCCAACTCTTAAATTCCTCTCTTTTAGACGGAACAACCAAAATTACAGCAGATTAGGAGCGATATGGACGATTATATTCTGACATATTATCAGCAAATCAAAGATGGTCGGCAGACAGTCGGAAAATGGATTAAATCCGTGTATGAATACATCGTCAACGGACTCCAGAGCGGTGCTTTTCGCTACGATGCCAAAAAGGCGCACAGTGTTATCTCGTTTATTGAGAATCATGTGCATCATACTGAAGGCAGATTAGCTCCAAACAAGCTAAAACTGGAGCTGTGGCAAAAGGCGATGCTTGCATGCGTGTTCGGTATCGTTGATGCGCATGATAACAGGCAGTTTCGTGAGGTGCTGTGCGTGCTTTCCCGGAAACAGGGCAAGAGCAAACTGGCTACAGCCATTGCAGAAAACGCTCTGTACAATGACGGAGAATACGGAGCAAGGATATTCTGCGTAGCTCCGAAATTAGACCAAGCTGACATAGTCTATAACGATATATGGGCAAGCATCAGCATGGACAAAGAACTGGAGCGAGACAGCAAGCACAGAAAGTCAGACATCTACGTACAGAAGACAAACAGCTCCGTCAAGAAGATAGCTTTTAATGCGAAGAAGAGCGATGGCTTCAATCCGTCACTGGTGGTCTGCGATGAAATTGCCTCATGGACTGGTGACCAAGGTCTCAAACAGTACGAAGTCATGAAGTCAGCCGTAGGAGCTAGAACACAGCCTCTGATTTTGAGCATTACCACCTCCGGCTATGTGAATGATGGAATCTATGACGAGCTTGTAAAGCGAGCTACACGTTTCCTGTTAGGCGAGAGCAAAGAAAAAAGACTATTGCCATTTCTCTACATGATTGATGATGCGGAGAAGTGGAATGACATAAACGAGCTGAAAAAGAGCAATCCTAATCTAGGTGTCTCCGTATCTGTTGATTATCTTTTGGAAGAAATTGCAATTGCCGAAGGTAGCCTGTCAAAGAAAGCGGAGTTTCTAACGAAATACGCATGCATGAAGCAAAACAGCTCCACAGCTTGGTTGTCTGCACAGACTGTCAGCAAGTGCTGTGGCGAGGCTCTCCGGCTTGATGATTTCCGAGGCTGTTACTGCATCGGAGGCATAGACCTCAGCCGTTCAACGGATTTGACCTCATGCTGTGTGGTCATCGAAAAGAATGAGAAGCTCTATGTCTTCTCGCAGTTCTTTCTGCCTTCTGAGAAGATTGATGAGGCAACAGCCAGAGATGGAGTACCGTACAAAGCCTATGTGCAAAGAGGCTTTCTTACTCCATCCGGGGAGAACGTAGTTGACTACAATGACTGCTACAGATGGTTTACAGAGCTTGTGGAGCGGTACGAAATACTGCCGTTAAAGATTGGCTACGATAGATACAACAGCCTCTATTTGACTAACCAGATGAAGCAGTACGGCTTTCATATGGACGATGTCTACCAAGGGTTTAACCTGTCACCATGCATCTCTGAGCTAGAAGGCTTGCTCAAAGATGGAAAGATAAACATTGGTGACAACGATCTACTGAAGATACATTTGTTAGACTCCGCACTCAAGACCGATGTGGAGACGAATAGAAGCCGACTGGTGAAGCTCAGCAACAACAGCCACATTGACGGCACAGCCTCACTGCTTGACGCAATCACAGTCAGACAGAAGTGGTACAGCGAGATAGGCGAACAGCTTGCGAATAAAACGAGGTGATATGAATGGGATTATTTGACTGGATTTTCAAAAGACCTAATGTCATGCAAGCATACCATAATGATGGTTATTTCAAAACGCTCACAGCATATCAGCCTCATTTTTCAACATGGAATGGTGAGCTGTATGAGAGTGCGCTTGTAAGGTCGGCAATAGACGCAAGAGCGAGGCACATTTCAAAATTGTCTGTGCAGATTCTTGGCTCAGCACAGCCTACATTGCAGACGAAGCTCAAGCTCAAGCCTAACGGATGGCAGACTTGGTCACAGTTTCTGTATAGAGCATCCACAATTCTGGACATGCACAACACTGTTTGTATCGTGCCTGTCTATGACGAGCTTATGAACGTGATTGGCTATACTCCAGTACTGCCGAAAAAATGCGACATCGTTCAGATTGATGATGTGCCGTTTCTGCGTTACGAATTCTCAAACGGACAGCGAGGAGCTGACTATCTGAGCGCATGCGCAGTGATTACGAAGTACCAGTACAAGAGTGACTTTTTTGGTGAGAAAAATGATGCTCTTGATCCTACGATGAAACTGGAGCATCTCAATAACGAAGCTATTGAGGAGTCAGTCAAAAACGGTGCTACATATCGCTTCTCTGCCCGGCTTAACAACTTCTCAAATGCTTCTGACATCAAAAAGGAACGGCTCAGATTTAACGAGCAGAATTTTCAAGACGATGGTGGAGGCATTCTGCTTTTCCCAAACACATATGCCGACATTAAACAGCTCAACCAACAGAGCTACACTGTGCCAGAGGCAGAGATGCAAGAAATTCGGACGAACGTGTACAACTATTTCGGAGTCAATGAGGACATCCTCCAGAGCAAAGCCTATGGCGATGCATGGAGCGCATTCTATGAAAGCGTGGTTGAGCCGTTTGCAATCCAGTTCAGTGAGACCATGACACAGGCTATGTTTACTGACCGGGAACAGGCTAACGGAGCAAGGCTTATGGCTACCAGTAACCGACTCCAGTACATGACCACAGCAGAGAAGCTCAACGTGTCTAGTCAGATGGCAGATAGAGGCATTTTGAATAGAGACGAAATCAGAGAAATCTGGAATTTGCCACCACTGCCAGACGGACAGGGACAGGCTTATACAATCAGAGGCGAATACTACCTCATGAATTCAGATGGAACATTTACCCGGGAAGGAGTAGACAGCGATGCCAATTAAAGCAGATAGAGAGTACCGTAATTTTGGCACATTTGAACAGGACAGAGATGACTTTGTCACTGGTTATGCATCAACATTTGACAGCTATCCGCTGTTAGAGATTGATGGCGAGACCTACTATGAGCGCATTGATCCACACGCTTTTGACGATGCTGACATGAGTGATGTGGTCTTCCTCAGAGACCATGCCGGGAGAGTCTTGGCACGCACCAAGAACGGCTCTGTGCAGGTATGGACAGACGCACATGGCTTGGCTCACCGCACCAATCTCGGACTGACAGACGCATCCAGAGAGATGCTTGAAGACATTAAGGTAGGCAACTATAGTCAGATGAGCTTCTCCTTTACGGTGGCAAAAGACCATTTTGAAGAAGACACAAGGACTAGAGTGATTGACCGTATTGCAAAGGTATTTGACATTTCCGCAGTGAGTTTCCCTGCGAATCCATATACAGAAATTGGACTCTCTGCCCGTGATTATTTCAACGGAGTGATTGAAATGAAGAAAGCGGAGCGACTGGAAGCGGAGCGCAGAGACAGAGCTAGGAAAGCATTGCAGTTGAGAATAAAAATGGAGGTATGCAAGCATGGAAATTAAAGACATGCAGATGGAAGACATTGAAGCACGTATGTCTGAAATCAATGGACTGCTCAACTCCGAAGACGCTGACATTGATGCTCTTACCGCTGAGGTAGATGAGCTGATTGAACAGCGTACAGCACTGGAGACGAGAGCAGTAAACAAAAAGAATCTGCTTGAGAAAGTGGCAGAGGCAAGTGTCAAGCCTATTGACGCAGTGGAGGAAAGAAATAAGATGGACAACACAGTAAGCAAGGCAGAGCTGTTTGACGCTCTGGCAGAAAGCATCAAAGGCAGAGCTACTCCCGAGCAGAGAGCACTGCTGACCACCAATGCAACAGGTGGCACAGTTTCTGTTGCAACAATCCTTGACGATTACATCTGGACAGATTGGGAAAAGTCGCCAATTCTGAGCCGTGTCAGAAAGGTCTACATCAAGGGCAATTACAAAGTAAATTACGAAGCTTCCGCAACTGGTGCAGTGGTTCACACGGAAGGTAGCGCACAGCCGACAGAAGAACAGCTCGTTCTCGGCACAGTTGATTTCGTAGCCGAATACATTAAGAAATGGATTTCTGTATCCGACAATGTAATGGCTCTCCGGGGACAGGCTTTTATGGACTATCTGCATGATGAATTCGGTCATCAGCTCGCCAAGACTGCTGAAGCACTGATTCTGCAGGACATCGCCAACTCTACACTGTCTGCAAAAGTGACACACGCTCTTGATGGTGACGCAGTGCTTGCAGGTCTTGCTAAGCTGTCTGATGAGGCTACGAATCCTGTAGTTATCATGGGCAAGCAGACCTACGCAAACATCAAGAGCATCCGCACCACAGCCGGGAGCAGAATCGATGAACCGTTTGAAGGTCTTGAGGTACTGTTCAACAACATGCTTGATGAAGACGGTGGCACAATTCTTGTTGGTGACCTTGATGGTGTGGTCGCTAACTTCCCGGAGGGCGAAGAATTCCGCTACATCGTTGATGAGACCACAATGGCTACACAGGATATGATCCGTATTATCGGTAAAGTCATGATGTCTGCTCATCTCGTTCGTCCGAATGGCTTTGCAGTCATCTCAGCAGAATGATTGTAAAAGTCATTAAGGATGTAACATGCACCATTCATGCAGGTCAGACTGTTAATATCAAAGACAGCGAAATTGAACTGTTGAAGCGGTGGGGATACATCACGGAGATTCCGGCAGAGAAAAAAGAAGCAAAGAAGGCAAAGAAGCAGAGCAAATAAACTCTGCTTTTTTGCTGATTGAAGAGGTGAGTTATGGACGAAATACTAAGCAAGGTAAAGCTTGCACTGAGAATCACAGAAGACGCATTTGACAGTGAGCTTACAGACCTTATCAATGCATGCATACTTGATTTAGGTATCGCAGGTGTAGAGCATGACGAGCCTCTGACTAATGCACTGATTATCAGAGCGATATGCACGTATTGCAAAATGCATTTTGGTACTCCAGAAGAATACGAAAGATTAAAGGCGAGCTATGACGAGCAGAAAGCTCAGATGAGCATGGCTACAGGGTATACGGTATGGACAGAAGCCACACACTGACGCTGATTGCAGAGAGCTTTGAACAAGATGCGCTCCTTGTTATGCGTAAGACAGAAACGAGGCGTATGGTGTACTGCGATGTCCGAAGCGTTACGCAGTCAGAATGGTTTGAAGGTGGACGGAATGGATTGAATCCAGAGTACCGCTTTACCATGTTTGCTCCAGAGTACCATGGCGAGAGCATATGCGAGTTTAACGGCATCCGCTACACGATCTATCGCACATATCTGGCACGCAATGAAATGATTGAGCTGTACGTGCAGAAGGAACAGGGCAATGTCAAAGACAGTAACGGCTGACCAGTTTGCTCACGAAATGCAGAGCATGCTTGATGAGTATGCAAAGCAGTCGCAAGAAGTCGCTGATAAAGCTGTTGAGACAGTAGCAAAAGACACAGCCAAGAGACTCAAAAAGGCAGGACGATCTAATTGGAATAAATACCCGAAAGGATGGACTACACAGATTGAGCAACACAGGCTGTACACAGAAGCTACAGTGTACAATCGCAAATATCCGGGATTGACACACTTGCTTGAGTTTGGGCATGCTCTCAAACGAGGTGGAAGAGCGATAGGTAAAGGCTTCGTAGAAGGCATTGAACACATCACACCAATCAACAACGAAGTAGAGAGCGAGCTTCTTAACGAGATAGAGAAAGGAATGAGCGAATGACACATCAAGAAATAGCTGACATGCTTGCAGGTCTTGAGATGCCTGTGGCTTATTATTCCTTTCCAGAACAGGAAGCACCACCACTGCCGTACTGCGTATTCTATTATCCTAGCTCCGATAATTTCAGTGCAGACAATGCAGTTTACAGCCACATTACAGCTCTCAATATTGAGCTGTACACAGAAAACAAATCACTTGCAGATGAGGCTAAAGTTGAGGCGATGCTTTCCAACTATGGACTCTTCTGGAATAAATCAGAATCGTACATCACTTCGGAAAAAATGTACGAAGTGCTGTATGAAATGGAGGTCTTAATAAATGGCTAATAAAGTCAAATACGGTCTGCGAAATGTCTATTATGCAATCGCTACCGATGACGGCACAGGCACGCTGACATATGCAACACCAGTGCCGATTAAAGGTGCGGTAAATCTGACCATGGATGCCGAAGGTGACACAACACCATTCTACGCAGACAACATCACATATTTCAGCACCACAGCCAACAACGGCTACAGCGGTACTCTGGAGGTGGCACTGATTCCAGATTCTTTCCGCACTGATGTGCTTGGCGAAATTGCAGACACAAAAGGTGTCTTCATCGAAAAGACAGGCACACCGACTGTAGAATTTGCGCTTCTCTTTCAGTTTGAGGGCGATTCAAACGCAACTCGCCACCTGTTTTATAGATGCACAGCAAGCCGTGCCTCCGTGAACGGAGCAACGGTAGAAGCGTCCGTAGAACCGCAGACAGAAACCCTTAATCTTACAGCAATGGCTAGAATCAATGACGATCTGATTAAGGCAAGATGCACACCAGAACAGGCTACAGAATATAATGCATGGTTTACTACCGTGTATGAGCCAACACTGTAAAAAATAACTGAGAGGAGATAACAGGAGATGGAAAAGAACATTGATGTAGGCGGTAAGCTTGTACCGTTTAAAGCCACAGGAGCAACACCAAGGATTTACAGAAGGCTGTTTGACAGAGATATCTTTGCTGACATGAGCAGTCTTACAAGCGCAATACAAGAAGGCGGTACACTCGGCACGGTGAGTCTGGAGCTGTTTGAAAACATCGCATACTGCATGGCGAAACAGGCAGATGCGAGCATTCCAGACGAGCCGGATGCATGGCTTGACAGCTTCGATGTTCTTTCCATCTATCAGATTCTTCCGCAGATTTTTGAGCTTTGGAATCTCAACCAGTTTCAGTTAGAGACTCCAAAAAAAAACAACGAGGAACAGAGCGCAAGTTAACTACTGCGCTCTTTCTTCTTCGATGCTGTGAGCTAGGTCTTTCAATGATTGACTTAGACCTGCTTGACATCGGCATGATAAATGACATGTGGACGGAGCGTGCGAATGACTCCGTTGAATATGCTGAAGTGGCAACACAGGAAGACTTCGATAAATTCTAAACATGCATGCAAGGGAGGAGCTGTATGGCAGGTGGCAAAATAAGAGGCATCACTATAGATATTGGTGCTGATACAACTAAATTCACCGAATCCATTAAAAAAATGGATTCCTCCATTAAAGATACACAGAAACAGCTTAAGGACGTTAATAAGCTCCTTAAACTTGATCCAACAAACATTGACCTTTTACGGCAGAGGCATGAGCAGTTAGGCAAAGCAGTAGAGGAGACCAAAAACAAACAGAAGGCACTCAAGGACGCTTTGAAAGAAGCTCAGAATGCCGGAGATACAGAAGAGGCGAGGAAACAACAGGACGCACTCCAAAGAGAGCTGATTGAGACAACAGCCAACTTGAAACAGCTCTCAGACGAGTACAGCAAATCTTCTCCGAGGCTCGCACAGTTTTCTGAGGTAGCCGGACAAGTCGCAGACAAGACCAAAGGCATCAGCACAGCCGGAGCAGGTGTAGTAGCCGGGATGGTGGCAATGGCGTCCAAATCGGCAAGCACAGCAGATGACCTTGCTACGCTCGCAAATCAGACAGGCTTTACCGTTGAAGAGCTTCA